GTAGTGCAAACGCTACGATTACCTTTTCTAGTATTGCTGCTACTTATACGGATTTAAGAGTGGTTTTAGTATGCACTACAAGCGGTGCAACTAACATAAGACTAAGATTTAACAATGACTCTAGCACTCTTTATTCAATAACTACTTTATATGCAGATGGCTCTACTGCTGCATCTGATACAAGAGGTACTTTAGATGCACTTTCTTGGACAGTCGGTGGTGGCAGTAGCACAACAATCCCACATTTATACACAGCAGATATATTTTCTTATGCTGGATCAACCAACAAAACTTCATTGCTTGAAAGAAGCGAAGATAAAAACGGAAGCGGCTCGGTTGCGCGAATAGTAGGTTTATATCGTTCAACATCAGCCATAAACAGATTAGATTTATTGGCTATCGGTCAAACATTTTCTATTGGCACAACCGCGACTCTGTATGGGATAAAAAATGCCTAGTACTTACACACTCATTTCATCGAATGTCCTTAGCAGTTCTGCTGCATCTGTTACCTTTTCTGCTATCCCTAGCACTTATACGGATTTAGTGTTATGGGCGAGTCATCGCAATGATACAGGTGTAAGAGTTAATGACCAACTAACAATCCGTTTTGAGGCATCCGGTGCTAACACAAATCACTCGCGCACTCAGGTTTCAGGCAATGGTGCATCCGCTGCATCTTCAAGAGTTTCATCTGATTATGCGATCCAGATAGATGAAGGAACAGTAGGCCCTGGGGCAACATCTAACACGTTTGCTACTTCTCAATTTTACATACCTTCATACACTTCATCTGCTAACAAGCCAGTCAGTATCGACAACGCTACAGAAACAAATGGCACAACTGCTTGGAGAATTGGATCAGCAGGTTTATGGCGTAATGCATCCGCTGTCAGCACAATTATTATCGCCACCAACGGCAATTTTGTCTCAGGTTCATCATTCTATCTATACGGCATCAAAAACTCATAAGGAGCAACAATGACAACAGCAATCGAAATCAACTGCGAGACTGGCGAAGTCATCGAACGTCCTTTGACAGCCGATGAAATCGCAGCCAATGAAGCCGCCGCCGCCGCCGCCGAAGCCGAGCGCCTAGAGCGCGAAGCGCAGGCATTGGCTGCGGAACAGGCAAAGGCATCTGCCGTTGCTAAACTAGCATCATTGGGGCTTACCCCTGATGAAATCTCAGCTTTGACGAAGTAAGGAAACCTAAATGGCATCTATCGGTGACACAACCCGCCCAGCCTTTGCATACGATCAGGCAACAGATACTTGGGTGCCAGTAGGCATTGGCCCTCACTCTCATACTGCGGCAAATGTGGGTGCCGTTGCCACTAGCTCGTTTGCCGCAAAAGGTGATCTGCTAGCAGGCACTGGTGCTGGAACCTTGAGCAACTTAACCGTGGGTGCTAACAACACAGTTCTTACCGCAGATTCAACCACTGCTACTGGTTTGAAGTGGGCGGCACCCTCTGCAAGCGCAACAAGTTTTTCATTGCTTAATTCAGGCAATACAACTTTACCGACTAGCGCATCAAGCGTTACTTTTACAGGATTAACAAGTTACAACTACTATTATTTATTTTTTAGAAACATAGCAGCATCAAATAGCCTTGATTTTTGGCATTTAAGAATAAATGCAAGTTCTGCAGCCAATTACAATGATGCAGGTTGGCAATACAAAAGCACATCAGGCGGATTTTCAGCAACTAATTTACAACAAAATGCAAACGCAAATTACACAGAATATTATTTTGGACAAACAGGAACAACTAACTCAATCAGCGGTGGTATTTTAATTGCTGGCGGTGCATCATCAGGCGTTAAAACTTTGCAAAGTATGACAGGAGGACCTGGTGATCCAGGTTATACATACAACAATTTTGGTTGGTGGGATAATTCTGCGTTAATCACATCACTTCGAATTGGCAAGGCTTATGGAAACAATTTTTCAGGCGGTTCAGTATTTATTTATGGAGGCAACTAATGTTGAAAGAAGTTATCATCAATGTTGAAACAAATGAAATTATTGAACAAGAAATGTCAGATGAAATTATTGCAGAAATTCAAGTTGCGGAAGCAAAAGCAGAAGCAGATCGCTTAGCAGCAGAAACAGCCCTAGCCGCCAAAGCCGCCGCCCGCCAAGCAATCCTTGATCGTCTCGGACTCACCGCAGATGAAGCCGCACTACTTTTGGGAGCTAACTAATGACCCGCGCAAGAGATGTAGCAAATATTGATGGAGTCCTGACCACAACTGGTGATACTTACTACGCATCTGCGGCGGCAACGCCTGCGCGGTTGGGGATTGGTTCAACTGGTCAGGTATTGACAGTTGCTGGTGGGGTGCCAACTTGGGCTACGCCTGCAAGTGGCAGCATAACTTTGTTATCCACAACGAGTTTGTCAGGTTCATCAACTATTATTTCAAGCATTAGCCAAAGTTATCAAAATTTGTATTTGGTTATTAAAGGATTGTATTTTACTTCTACAAGTTCTATTCCAGAAGTAGCATTTGGAAATGGTACAACTTTTGGAGCATTTAGAACAGTTTGTTTCGATACCTCACAGACTACCCCATCAATTACTGGCAATCGCAGAGTTTCAATTGATTTTTGGAATAATACAACCGCAAATAATACAAGTTTAATTACTGCTACTTGCTGGTATTACGCAGATGCAAGTTCTGTAAAAACTATCCAAACCAATTCAGGTTTTAACAATGCAAGTGGAACGGATCGGGCAGCCTTTACAATGTCAAGTCGATACGAACAAACAAATGCGATCAATGCCATTAGAATTTCAGATTCACAAGGTGCAGGCAACATTTCAGCAGGCACTGCTTTCTTATACGGGGTGAACTAATGACTAAGCCAATTATCAAAATTCATAACATTGAAACCAATGAAATTATTGAACGCGAAATGACAACTGAAGAATTACTTGAATATGAAAATAACAAGTTGGAAATAGAAACAACCGAAGCCGCCAAAGCCGCCGAAAAGCAAGCAATCCTAGACAAACTGGGAATCACGGCAGAGCAGGCTAAACTACTTTTGTCTTAAAACTAACAGTTCGGGGGAACTATGCGTTTTCATATTGTGGCACTGCCACACACACAGGTAACAAAAGAGTTTGCAGGGTGCGCTTTTACTGAAAAGGTGCGCCGTTTTTGTATAATGATGCACAATTTAGGCCACGAAGTATTCCTTTATGCTGGCGATGAAGTTGAGGCACCTGTTACTGAACTGATTACCTGCGTTTCAAAGAAGCAACAAGAGGCAGCACTTCACGGTGTAGCTCACTACACCCAGTTCCCATTCAACGGGTGGCTTTGGGATTCTTTCAACGCTAAGGCAATTACTGAAATTGCAGATCGCATTGAAAAGGAAGATTTCATTTGCCTGATCGGTGGCAGCGCACAAAAGCCAATTGCCGATGCCTTTCCTGCCCATATGTCGGTGGAGTTTGGCGTTGGCTACGGCGGTGTGTTTGCCAAGTACCGTGTGTTTGAGTCTTATGCCTGGATGCACTCAATCTATGCAGGGTGGAAAAACCCAACAACGGCAGATGGCCAGTTCTACGATGCGGTCATTCCTGGGTATTTAGAACCTGAAATGTTCCCATTGGGCGATGGGCAAGGTGACTATTACCTGTTTATTGGTCGCTTGATTGACCGAAAAGGCTACCGAATTGCCCAAGAAGTCTGCCAGCGACTCGGCAAGCGGCTTATCTTGGCAGGGCCTGGTGAGCAAAGCGGGTATGGCGAGTTTGTAGGCAGTGTTGGCCCTGAGCAACGCGCTGAGCTAATGGGCGGTGCCATTGCCACCTTTGCACCAACACTTTATGTAGAACCTTTTGGAAATGTAGTAATCGAATCGCAGGCTTGTGGCACGCCAACAATCACAACTGATTGGGGCGCGTTCACTGAAAACAATCCCGATGGGATTTCAGGGTTTAGATGCCGAACTTTGGCTGAATTTATCCAAGCAGCCGAAGGGGTCAAATACCTAGACCGCGAAAAAGTGCGCAATCGTGCCATTTCGCTTTACAACCTTGATACTATCGGCCTTCAATACGAGGCTTACTTTAAGCGCCTGTTGACCCTTTGGGGCGATGGCTGGTATGAGATGGGGGATGCAAATGGATAGAGGCGAAGTTTTAGATGAAGCAAAACGCCTGACTTATGGTGATCGCAATGTTTCCTACGATGAACCACGTATTAACCATAAGCGCATTGGCGTAATTTTAGGAATTGTTTTAGAACGATATGTTGAAACGGCTCAACCAGGGGATGCCGTGCCACCTGAAGTTGCAGCTTTATGTATGGCAGGAATGAAACTTGCTCGATTATCTGCAAAGCCAAATCACTTAGATTCAGCAATAGATTTAGCAGCCTATGCCAGCATTTGTGCTGAACTTGCTCAACATATAGATTAACTCTTAGGCGCGAAATCGCCCCCATAACGAAACCGCCACCTGCAGCCGTTCCTGCAAGTGGCGGTTTCGTGTTTTTAATTTAATCTTTCAAGTATTCCTTTAAGTAAAAAATAACAATCTTGGTAACAGTAAAACCATTGGCGTTTGCTTTCTTTTTTACCGCCCGCCAAAGTTCTTCATCTATTCGAATTGATCTTAGTGGTGTCATATTGAAGTCCATCCGCTCGGTATGTAATCAGGGTTATCTGCAACCCATTGTTTGTGGGCTTGTGCAATTACTGTGTTATTGGGGTCGTGGGTTGGTTTGCCACAATCAGGGCAAATTTCCAACCCAATGTGCTGGTAAATATGTTTGCAGATCACAACACCACGCACTCACTCATTGAACCCCAGCACCAGCCAAGAAACTCAGCACTGGGTGCATCAATGC